GGATCATAATGTTTATCAGTTTCTTTTACGAAAAATACTGGAGTATCATACCTCATTAGATGAAACGCACCACCCCTCTATTGTTCTTCTCCTGTGTGCTAAGCCATGCTTGGATAGCGGAGAGGTACGGGGCAATATCATCCCCGTATGTGATACTTTCTCCCTCCTGGCTGTAGCTGGACATACCCTCATTGCCGATGCGGTTGAACCGTACAATTGCAAGTTCAGTCACGATGTACTGCAGTGGCTCCGGAACAGGATCTGTTCCCTCCGGCAGGTAGGCAAGGACCTGTTTTTCCGCATTGAAAATGATCAGGTTCAGTTTCTCATCCATATCCGCATCTGTGATGCCCAACAGGAGTTTTACGTCTTCAAGTGCTGCCATAAGGCCTCACCGCCTTTCCTACGGCGCTACAGTACTGCCATCCACCGTAATAACGGCAATAGCGTCCTGGTATTCTGCAAACAGCCTTAATCCCATAATTGCATAGGATTCAGAGAGTGCACGGCTGTAATTTCCTTCTGTGTGGAACCCAATCAGACCGGTTTCAGAATCCGTAGTGTACGGCAAGCCTGCCTGTGCAAATTCGGAATCGCCCGGATCCACATAGTAGCCAATCACATTGTTAATCGGCGTTGCGATTACCTGGCCTTCTGCAAGTTCAGAAGAAATAAACATGATGTCCGCGCCCAGGAAGTTCTTTACGTAATCCATACCGAAAGCGGTCTGGATTGTAATCTGTGCCGCACCGACATATTTGTACAGGTCAAGAGTATTTACCCAGACAGCAACACCTGTGGCCGTTCTATGGATCTTCTTGAACTTGTCCTTTACTTTACCGATGGACATTGCAACGCCCATCTGCCATGTGGTTTCGGTGGATGTCAGTGTGCCGGTTTTAATGAAATCATAGAACCTGCCCAGAACAACGTCCTGCAGCTCGGTCTTGAACTCATCATCTGTCATAGCGACCGCTACATCATACCCATGCTCTGCGATGGCCTCGGCGGACACACCCTTACGATATTTCTCAATGTCGATAGTATCATAAGCCGTCTCCTTCACCTCAAACTGGGACAGCGGGATTTCATCGCCCTCAGCAACCGTCCCGCTCTGCAGTGTGCCGGTTGCTTTCTTTGTCTTCAAAACGGTTCCATTCCCCTTTTTAATAAATCTGGAAATGCCCATGATGTCAGTCAGGGCCTGCAGGTTTTTGGAGAAGGATGTGACAAAGTCAATCTCCCTGGCTGCCACTGTGATCTGTGCTTTTCCGGTCATCCCGGCCGGCGCTGCAAATAACTGTAAGTCAAATTTCTTTTTATGCATTTTCTTTATCTCCTTTACTGGAATAAATTAATATGTTCTGTAATCATCCGCTGCCTCTCGGCGCGGTCTTTGATCGCAAGTATCTGTTCTTTGGTTATCGTCCCTCTTCCACCAGTCCCTGCTTTCGGGGGATTGCCCTTTAAGGCATCCTTGACAGCATTCTGCACGGATTCCTTAAACAGCTTTGTGAATGACTCAACTGCCGTTTTCGTGTCCGCTGCATCGTCTGACACCAGATGAGACAGGAGTTCATCCGGAATAGTAATCTCCTCCTCAGAGAGCATCTTCCGGGCAGTCTTTGACATATCGGAAAGAGCATTGGCCCGTTTCAGATCTGCAATCTCTTTTTCGAGCTTCCTGGCTTTATACTCGGCTTTCTCCTCCTTTGTCATCTTCGCCAGCTTTTCAGCTTCGGACAGCTTATCATCCGTTAACGCCTGCCACTTCTCCTGAGCAGTCGTGACTGCGGTATTAATGGCTTTCTGCACCCGGCGATCAAACTCCGCCTGATTGCCTTCGCCTTTCAGGAAATCATCAAAAGTCACGGGTTTGTCATCGCCGCCACCACTTCCAGTGCCTGCACCGCCTTTCTCTCCTGTTCCGCCGTCTGTTCCTGCTCCAGCTCCGTCGCCATTGCCGTCACCGACCCCAGCACCGTCTCCTTCTGCAAATAGCTGCAGATCAAAAGGCCTCTTTGCTGCTTTTATTGCTGAATAAACTTTGTTTCTCATATTTTCCTTTCCGTGCCCGCTCCATTCGCTGTAACGCCCAGAGCATTCACTATAGTTTAATGTCGGTTTCGGACAATATTTTATACAATCCGGACGTAATCCGGATGAGCTGCTATAGTACCATTGATTCCAAGAAAAAAAGAATCCACCAACAACTTTGCTTTTGCTGATAAATCCTTAGTTTCTAAAACAAATACTCCCGGGGCAATCGTATAATCCGGATTATCGTCCGTCAGACTGTCCAGTGATGCCGCCAGAGTCTGTATGAGGGTTGACACCGCAGCACACACAATGTCCTGCCCCGGTGGAGCATACCCGGCATGCCCGGTTACTGATATACTGTCCTTTTGGACACTTACCTCAATCATAGGCAGCCTACCTCCTGAAATGCTTTTAATATCTTAGGAAACTGAATTGCAATCCAGTCTACCATTTCCTCGTTAGTCGCCCACGAACCAAACTCATTTTTTGCGCAGACATCCAGACCGCTCTCATACAGGAAAGCGTGAATGATTTCATGCCTCAATACAGATTTAATATAAGACTCTAAATCCTTTTTGCTGTCATCGTCTGGCTTAAGATTGCTTATTACAATCTCTTTGGTGGATGAATCCATATACCCGTCTCTGGTTTCTAACTTCTTATCTTCTGTTGCATTTCTTCGGTATGTCTCATATTCCATACCTAAAACATTTACCTTCATGATTCCTCCTCTCACTTCACTATTTCATATGTCTTGCGGAAAATATTTGCCTTGCACGGGTACAGCTCACCGTTCACGCCGCGAATGATGTAATCGCCTTTTTTGGCATGCATCTTACCCTCCAACGTGTCAATCGTGCAGCCATAAACATGCGTCTGCCCGTCCTTTAAGGCCCGATCCATTGTGGCATTCTCACTGGCCAATGCCTGGGCGAACCAATAGGGAGCATTGATTTCAGAGTCGGCTCCCTCAAAACGAAACGCCTCTACCACCACGGGCTTCTTTCGATATTTCATCGTCCTCACCGTCCTTTCACTTAAAATTGAGTACAAAAATACCACCGGCACTTACCGATGGCTTACAGACCTGGTACCCAATCCTTTACTTCTTTTAACAGATTGTATACCTGTTTCATTTTTGAGTTATCCTGAAGATATTCAATCCCCTTCATGGTAATTGTGATATCCTCTAATCCGCAAACAGCCCTTCCTGTCTTTGTTCCGATTATTTCAAAACCCTTAATATATCTCTCTTCCAGTAAATCTGCTAAAATGTCCAGCAAATATCCCTCCGGGACTTGAAACCGCTGGGGGCTTATAGCTCTTAAGTCAACCTTACAACCTTGCTTTTTACACCCATACAATTCTTGTAAAATAACATATATGATTTTAAAGTAATCATCCTTTGCCATGAAAATATCTCCTTTCTGAAAAATACCACCGGCCATTATCGACTGGTGGTAGATGCTTTTCATTATTCTCTTTTTAGTAAAATAAGAAGATATTTGGTGGGTGTGCCCCTTCCCACATTTCTTTTGACCCAAAGGGTGTGTAGCAGCACGTTCTCTACTTCAAATATCTTCCTATTCATTGTACTCATATTATACAGCAGTTATTCCCTTTTGTAAAGGAGCTTGTTCTTCTTTATGAGCTTTTTAAGGTTGCGCTCTCGAATTCTATAAAAGGTCATCACAGAGTTTTTGTACCCTTCAGTATCTGTAGCAAGTGCAAGGCGAACAATCATATTAAGATTTGTGTCCTCTAATTTTTTAACCATGAATACCGTGCCTTCATGCTTCTCATCTCTTACAATATAGTCAGGATTTTGCACACCTTCATTACCATGTTTTTGAAACAGTTCATAATCTTCCTGATGCCTGTCTTTTATATGCTCTAAACGCTCACCAGTAACAATAATTTCGTCTGTCTGCATCTTCCCAAATTCTTTTTCCAGAAGATTCATATCTATTTTGCCTAATGGCCTTATTGTCCTTTTATTCCATTCTTCTGTGGTTCCACCTTTATCTATGAAGTCCAGCCACTTATCAAATTCTTCCCGATCCATGTGTGCCGCGGCACTGCAGCGACAGCGAGGATGAATCGGAGAAGCATTCTCTCCCGGCAGCATCTTCTTAACATCAAAGATTTTACCATCCAGCGCCCTGCAGATCGGGCAGGCCGTAGGTTCAGCAATAAACTCATACTGATCATAACCGTTTCTCTCATAGGATTGCTTCTGTGCTTCCGTCTGGACTCTGGCAAGTTCTGTCTGCATCAGCCGCTCTGCGTTGTTCCGGCTGACCCCGAAGACCTTAGAAATATGCCGTGCCAGCTCCCGGGGATTTCTCCCCTGTATCAGGCCAATCTTCAGCTGACTGGACAATTCCGCTTTCAGCATATCCTGGTACATCCAGATCCGGTCAGAGAACTTCGCATTCTGGTAGGAAGCGTTCACGATGGAATGCGCAGCCTTTTCATTGTTCAGGACTGACTTACCAAGGATTCCAGCTTGACGCTTGAACTCTGACAGGGTCCGATCTGTCAGCGTGGTGTCAAAATACTTTTGCAGCTCGTCGAATCCGCCCACCAGCTCAAGGCCGATGTTCGCTTTTAAAAGTTCCAGACGGTTAATCTTCATCGTGGCGTTATACAGCCGCATCTCCTCATTGGCTTCTTTGGAAAAATCCTTGTCCTTTACATACCTCTTAGCCTTCCGCCCATAAGCATCGCTGTCAAGCTGTGCGACACGTTTCTTTGCCTCGCTTAAGGATATTCCCTCTTTGGTGGCATAACGGGCATAGAAACCGTTGATCTCTTTCTGGATGTTATCCAGCATATAATCGTAGGTCTCTTTGATCTTTTTATTGTATTCCAGCTCATCCTTGATATTTTTCTTTAGCTGCTCGGCCTCCCGCTTGCTCCAATACTCTTTGCTTGTCATCACAATTCCCCGTTCAAAATCTGCCTCGCATCCTCTTTACCAATCCCGATTGCTGTGGAAATCAAATTCACCGCCTGTCCTTCGGATAACGCTCCAGAGGTGAATTGTGCCATAATAGCGATAAGGCTCTGGGTCTGTGCCCCGTTAAGCTGTTTCCCCTGCACTTCCGCCGCCTGCTCCGTTATACCACCCCCGTCTGCCTCTTGGGCATCTGGTTCAGCATTTAACCTGTTCATTAACCCTTGCTCCACGGCGGTCACCTGGGATTCTTCCTGCTCTTTTTTCAGCCTGTCAAGCTCGGCTTGGACGTTATCCACAATGGACAAGACGGATAACTGGGTTTCCTTGGATACGGTGCCTTCCATGTTCTGCGCGATCTGCGATTCCTCCAAAAGGTTTGCGGGGAAATTGGGCGTAAAGTGGTAACGAAGCTTTACCCAATCGTCTTTTTTCATGCCGGACACGGGATTGCTGAAAATCAACTTATAGCGCCGATTCATGCCGCTGGCGAATTTCCTCTCCTTGGTCTTTTCGAGGTTGCTCATAGCCTGCAATTTGTACTTCAAAGCAATACCGGAGGACGCACCAAAGTTTTCATCGGAGATATTAGCCACCATGGATATTTGAAAGATCAGCTTTTCTAATCGGTCAATCAAGTGTTCTTGTGTGCCGTCTCCGTCAGGCTTTGCCATAAATTCTACATCCGGCAGCACATCCTTTAACGCTGGTGGAAAGTTAACAATACGATTGTCCCGGATATCCTTAATGCCTGTGTCATCTACTACAGCTCC